TCGGTTATTTGCGCTCTCAGTCCGATAGACCTCTATCCTAAGTTTCGCGGCTTCAAGCTGCCAGCGTAGGGTCTCCTCGATCTCGACGGCTTTTTGCAGCCCGTCCAGCAGGTCGATATATTCCTGGCTCGCGTAGGCGTCACGCTCTTGAGCTGCTGATGTTGTCTCCCGGCTTGATTTCATTAGCAGGGCTTTTTTTGATTTCCTGAACTCCTCGATGAAAACCCGCTCGGCCTTTGCTTGAGCGTACTTCGGGGCCTGTTTGTACAAAAATTCGATGGCTTCGTTTGCGTCGGACATTACATACTCTGAAAGTGAGGGTAATTCGGGAAAAACTGGGCGGGTTCGTTTTCGTTCTCAACAAAATGACCACCGTCACGGTGTCGCCATAGTCCAATCAACGGCTCACCGTCCGCGCTGCCTTCATAGTTTCGCTGCTTGCGGCAAAGCAGATAGCTATCGGGTTCGCTTGCTCTTTTGGACTGACCGAATGACGATCTTAGTTCGTCCTCCTTGGGTTTATTTCGCCAGACCATGAACAGATTATCAACCTGGTCGGTGATCGACCCTGACCCTTTGGTGTCGTGTTTGTCAGGCATATCCGATTCTTTAGGGGGCTTTTTCAGGTGGTGGACGAGGTGGATATGAACATTCGCGTCCTTTGCGATTGCGCATAGGTTGTCAACAAAGTCCTTTTGCCCGTTGTAGTCGTCCTCGGCCTTGACGCACTTCATCAAGCTGTCAACAAATATGTGCGATATGTCCAGCTCCTGGGCACAGTATTTGACCATCCCCAACACCGTCTCAGCCTGTGCCGTGCCCGTCTGGTCGTATAGCCAAAGTCTGTTGGTCGTCCACTCCCCGAACTCGTCATAGAGCGTGTCCAGGACAGCCAGCCCGTCGTTTTGCTGGTACTCAGGCGAAAATGGATTCGTCCCGGCAAACATTCTCACCATTCGGTTGATCGTGGTGATGGGCTTCATTTCAAAGGATGCGACGCAGACTTTTTCCTCCTGGCCCAACAGGGATAAAGCAATTTGCGTTGTCACGTCTGTTTTACCATGCCCGTTTTGCCCCGCCCATATCGTTACCTCACCGCGCCTAAATTCAAACGATTCGTTGCACTTGGGCCAAGGCAGGAACGTGCGTTTCATGTCCTTTCTTGATCTCAGCCTGGCCTTTGCATCGGGGACAAAATCCGCAGCTGGTTTAACCTTGGTTTTGTGGTCGGTTGATTTGAGATAGGCTACAAAATCAATATCGTCTTGCAAGTATTCAGGCACGGAACACCTCCGCCCATCCAGTCTGTTTTAGCGGGTGTTTATCAGTCTGATTGTGGCAAGCTGCAACGGTGGTCGCTCCGTGGTAGATGCAACGTTGGAAAAGCTCCTTGGCGCGGTTTTCGTCGTGACTGCTTATGCTGACAGTCAAACCCTTCAAAAAGCGCAGGTCGAGCGTTTTAACGGGGTCGTTGGTCAAACTAACGGTGGCATGGTCGCCACTCTCGAACCAATTGACGTCACAAGGGTAGTCGTTAAGAAAAACGATGTGCGGCTTCCTGCCTTGTGTCCGCAGATAGATGATGTTTTGATGGCCTTGCATTAGATTGCTCCTGGTAGCATGCCGGTTGGTCGGATTTGGTCGCTCTTTGAATCGTTTAGCCAAGCGGCTTCAAGCCCCTGTGACCCTCGCCTACACCACACTTGGAAAAATGTCTCCAGTGTCATCCCGGCTTTCGCTGCCTCGCGTTTAGCTCCGTCGATCACGGTTTGAGTGACTGGCGCTTTTTTTGCTTTGCGCAAGGCTAGCCAATCATCCCAGGTTTGCTGGTCAACATCGGGAGGGCAAGCGATAGCGGGTTTTGGCTTACTTCGGGTATCAGGTATCGGTGAATCAGGAATCAATGAATCAGGAATCAGAATATCAGCAGGATTTCCACCGTTCTTCTTTGGTGATTGTCGAGGCTCTAACGGTTGTTTAACGGTTAAAGCACCGTGAATGTCTGGAATGGTGGAGTCTTTTTCGGTGTGATGAGGGTTCTGGTGCTTGCTCCAGTTCACAATCTGCACGTACTTTTCACCGTTAATCTCATACCTGGTGATGAACTTCTTGGCTGCGAGCTTGTCCATCATTGAGACAACATCAACGTCATCGGCGGGGAAAACATTGATTTTGATTTTCTTTGGCCGATCTTCAAACCGTCCATCTCGATCAGCGATAGTCCACAGACCGATAAAAAGCAGCCTGGTTGCAAAGTCAAACTCCACAAGGTCTTCGTTGCAAAAAAACCCTGGTTTGATGTTTCTTGATCGGGCCATTAGATCGCCCTCCTGTTAAACAAACTCGTCATAAAAACCCCATAAAAAAAGGGCTTCACCTGCACACTCCTCTTACGAGGTTGGCCGAACGGGACAGTACCCGCCAGTGTGCATGTGAAACCCTACTGTTCAATCCCGGCCAAGGGATTTGCAAATTATAAATCAGATCAGCGGCTGCTGTTCTTGCTTGACGGCTGGCGCGATAAAAAAATCAGCTTGCTTTTGCGCTTGCTCGATGCGTTGGCAGGCGATGTCAAAATACTTCTGCTCGCGTTCGATCCCGACAAACGAACGGCCCATTTGCATAGCTGCGACCCCGGTGGTGCCGGAGCCCATGAATGGGTCGATGACTAGTCCCGTTGACCTGGCAACTAATTCGCGCATCAATGCCGGATTCTTTTCCGTTGGGTGACCGCTGGCAATAACACCAGTCATGCCGACTGCAATTACTCCATATGACATAACGCGAGAGGCTTTTTTGATGCCGTCAGACCTGAACTCAAAAATTGGCTCATAGTTATCGGGCCTATTTGTGTTTGAACGATGCCAAATATGAACAGCCACTAACGGCAGAGGAACGGGTGCAATTTCAACCTCCGTCCAAAAGACAAGCCAATGCTTGGCCTTGTATTCGGCACAGAAACGTCTTGCCGCATCTATACCATCCACGAAATGATTGGCGTTGTTTGGGTAAGGCGGGTCTGTGACTACAGTCCCAGCCATTGGTAGCAAAGGCAAAACATCCATGCAGTCCCCACGGTATAGCGTGGCATTGCCTAGGATGACTTTTTCGTAGTTCATTTTTTCGGGGTTGATAAAGTTTTTTCACTCAGTGGGAATAAAAGCAGATCAAGCGACAGCACGTCCCCCGACTCCTTGACCATCCTACGGGCTAGATCAGGCCCAGGTCGCTTGCGTTTATGGGCAATGTGTAGGCAGTAAGCCCAGGTAGTCCCTGCTCGCTCAACCGCTGCCCGACAGTGTGCCGTCCCGTATTTTTTCCACCAGTCCATAAAACTCATGCGTTGTCTCCTTTTTTCTATTGTAATCCCGAAAAGGTAGGGTAAACACCTAGAAAATAATCCACAAATACTAAAAAAGTAGAGTAGAATTCACTCATCGCAGCGATAAAGCTGTATAACCCAGGAGCTAGAAAATGACACACACCCTCAACGTATACGACGCAAACGGCAACAAAGTGGCAGAGATCGTCGGCACGTCTAACGATGCCTGCGAAGCTCAGTTTGTGGAAATGTTTGATGCGAACGAATACACCTGCGCTTATTGCTAATCATGAAAGCAAACGACCATCAAGTCGGCGGAAGCCACTACAAAGACCGGGCTATCCAGCCCTGGGATTACATCATTGCTAATGACCTGGGCTTCTTGGAAGCCAATGTTGTCAAATACGTGACCCGCTACAAGGCCAAGAACGGCATTAAAGACCTCGAAAAGGCCCGGCACTACCTGGACAAGCTGATTGAGGTCGAGACTGCCAGGCTTGAATCCTCGTGGGCTGAGAAATGAGGAAGCGCACTGTCCGTCGGGTTTATCAGCTGGTTGACCCGATAGCCCATGCCAAGTATCAGGCATCCTTGTTAACAGACGCCGAAAAGGTCACGCAGATGACCCCGATACAAGTCGCAGTCGATAGGCTTTCCCGAGGAGATTGGAACCTGCACGAGTGCTGGCAACCGCTGTTTGAGTGTCTGAACCGCATTGAAAGCCTGATGAAGCTCAACCGGGTCATGGACGCTGAATGGTTGAAAGGTTGTCAGGATATGTTTGTGGCCTGCCTGGAGCGCAAGACGACGGCGTTTAGGGCTGATGAGCTGGCAAAGATCAGGGAGATCACGGCGATCTATTGGGACTTGCTCGGGGAGGTGACGCATCGGCAGTTTCAACTGGCCTGTGAACACACCAATGCCAATGTCCAACGCATCCAGCATCAAAAAAAAGGATTGAAAAGGGTTGCGGGTTGTGTGATTGAGTGAATATAATGGTGCCGTCTATGTTCACGGCATCAAGACAAACAGAGGCCTCTAGCTTCTGCTTTTGCCCTTTAGTGGGGAATGTGCCGTGAACACATAAAAGCAGAGACTAGAGGTCTTTTTGCTTTCTGATCGCGTGCGGTACGTCGGTGGCGCAGATCAGGATACCCCGCTACACGAGCAAGCCAAAGCGGGGAAGGTGGGACAAGAGTAGAGCCTGGTGGTTGAAATAAGTCTGCTCATCGCGATGTGACGACATGGCTCCGGAGAGCATCGTTAAAGCGGGTCGATTGCTGTTTTGTTACGGTTAGGACTCGCTTTGCTCAAACATTCACCAGAGAGCATCTAATGAAAAAGAGTAAAGTTAAGATAGATAAGAGGATGCGTAAGTTTTCATTGCTTATGTCATTAGAGGGGAAGTCGGACAATGAAGTTGCAGCCATTCTCAAAGAGAGAAAAGAATCTGCACTACACAAAGCAAAATGGGCCGGACTGAGGAAAATAGTCTTATCAGCGTTTGGTTCGCGTTGTATGTGCTGTGGATACCTTTCAGGGAAATACCCTCCAAATGTTGACCACATAAAACCCCGCAAATACTATCCAGATTTAGCGCTATCAATTGAGAATCTGCAAGTGTTATGCGCCGGCTGCAATAAGGCAAAGGGGAATAAGCACATGACAGATTACAGGACTGATTACCAAAAAGAGCTATCAGCTTCGCTTGCAGTTACTACGCAATTGGTATAATAGAGCATCGATAAAGGACAAGGCATGGCACTGGCAACAGGGACGACAACGGGGATAACCCTAACGAGCACGGGTACTGCGGTTAGTGCGCCTATACCTTTTGACGCTGTGGGGTACTTTCCCCGTTATATCAAAGTAACCTCATCGGCCCCAGCTTACGTGTGCGTCTCAAACGACCGCCGAGCAGCCGTAGCTGGTGACGTACTGGTACAGCCT